GGTATGATGCCAGCCCAAGCTAGGAAAATAATTCAAAGGATATGGGCAGGTGAGAAAGCTGTTGATTTAAGAGGAGGCACTTTCCAAGAAAGACTTATGTGGAACTGGATTGGCACGGGACCTAATAACTTTAAATCTAATATCTTTGGTGATTTTGAAACGTCTCAATCTACATGGGGAAGTGCTATCACTCGTATGTTACCTAAGCCCCCTACTGTAGTTACAGAAGATATACCAGCAGACTTGCGGGCTGTAATAGCGAGTGACGGTCTTACTAAACAATTGCCCAATAACTTACCCGCTACAATTACTTCTAATGTTACCATGGTTGATTGGAGAAACGACGACGGCCTTCACTTGGAAACTGTATTTGCTGATAGATTAAAAAACTACATAGACAAAGACACAGGTATGACTATCAAGGAAGCTGTGTTATATTTAATAAGAGAAGACCCCAACTGGGAGGAAGATTATACAACCCAAGAATACGACGAGAATACATTAGCGTACACCAATAAAGGATTAAATAGATTGAGTAAGTTAATTAATGATTACTACAGGGATGTAAAACAAGAGATACTAGGCGATGATCAGTTATTAGAAACATTTGTAAACAAAGATGATGAGAACCTACTAGACGCTGTTAACCGTGAAAAACAATTACAATTCCTTGAACAGCGACCTATATCTCCAGTTGAAGCTCTTAGGGTTATACCGGGTAGAGGTGAGTTATTAGATATAGACTTATTAGATTTACTAGAAAGCAACCCTCAAATGCAAAGAGTTAATGACTAAGGACTTGCTCTTCTCACTCAATAATTAATAATATACACTTAACATCATGGCTAACACCTACAACGACTACACAGGCGACGGAAGTAATCGTTACTTCAATCTTAATTTCGAATACCTTAGAGACGATCACGTAAAAGTAAAAGTTGACGGGTCAGAGGTAGGTTTCGTTATTAATACAGACCTACCCACTAAACGAGTTTATCTAAATACTGCTCCTGCTAATGGTGCTGAAGTAAAAGTGTATCGTGACAGTCGTGGGGATTTTGAACCGATAGCTGACTTTGTTGACGGTTCCGTACTTACAGGAGACGACTTAGATGAAGCATACTTACACAACTTATACGTAGCACAGGAAACTTCACAAGGTGTTGGTGGTGAACTACTTTTTAAAAAGAACGGAGTAGACTACGACGCTGAAGGTAACAAGATAATAAACCTTGGTACTCCTACTACTGGCACAGACGCTGCTAACAAAGGATATGTCGATCAAACAATAGACAACGCTATAGCTCTTGGTGGTAGTCCTGCTATTGTATCACTTGGTGGGTACGATGTTACTTCTTCAAATGATACCCTTAAACAACTGAGAGCTTGGACGGCTGATATAGAAGGGATAGCTGACGGTGATGTTAATGTAACTGCTACAGGTTCAACCACAGCTAGAAGTCTTGAGGATCGGTTTGCTGATGTTGTTAATGTGTTGGATTACGGAGTGAAGAACGACGGCACGGATTACGCTACAGGAGATAACAACACAACAAGGATTCAAGCTGCTATCAATGCGATACCAAACGGTGGTACTTTAATATTTCCCGTTGGTACATACGCACTTACTGAAACCTCTGAAACAGGCAGTGATCTTGTTAATACAACAACAGGTACAACTTTAGATACTCCTGATTATATCATTCTTAAATTAGTAGAGAAATACAACATAACTGTAATAGGCTACGGTGCTACCTTAACTTACGATAGAGGTTATGTATTCTATAATTTATTGTGTGAGAATATTAATTTTAAAGGTTTCACGGTAAATTGTAATAACGACCCACACAGTACTTCTTTTACACCTCCGTCTAATTGGCAACCCTCTGCTGTGGTGTTCGCTTACTCGATGAATTGTCATGTTAGTGACTTTACAATCTATCAAGCTTACAGAGGTTTAATGTTCACAAGAACAGCTGAATGTTCCGCTTTAAATAATAAAACTTCTAAAACAGGTTATATGGGTCTATCTTCTTACGGGGATTTCTTTCAACCAGCTGGGTGGACAGGGGATGCTTTAACAGATAGATTTAATACTCCGGGTCACTCAACAGATTCAGGTATTGTCTTTAAAAATAATACTGTATCAGATTTTAAATTTGTAGGTATTTATTCTGACGGTAGAAGTTTAATATCAGGTAATAGAGTAGATCATCCAATAGCAAGCGGTGCTACACCGGGACCGGGTGTTGGTGGGCAAGTAGGGGTTCAATCTAGTGAAGGTAATATGACCATAACGGGCAATCGTTTTTATGCTCCAATGTTATCCGATTTAAGAGATGGTACTAGGGCATATAGAGCGGTTGATCTTAAATTAGAAGATATATCAGATGGTTCTACCGCAAACAATGTAGTGGTAAGCGATAATTGGATTGATGGTTGTTTTAGTGGTATTTCAATGAATGAAACAGCTAATTCTACAATTTGTAATAATATAATAAACAACTACACAGCTAATGCTATAAACTTAGTAGGTGCTTCAGCTCTTGGTTCGAACATTTACAACACTATAGTCACTAACAATGTAATAGGAAATGTAGATACCGCCACAACTGTAGCTTCAGCCACTTACAAAAATGTTGGTGGTATTGTTACAAGTACTACAGGTAGTGGATATTTTATAAATAAACTTATTATTTCAAGTAATGTTTTTAATCGTAAATACAACGACATATCAGATGCTACAGCTCAAACGAATCACAGGTATGCAATAAATGTAGGATCAACTGATACCACAGGACAAATAACAATAGAAGGTAATAGATTACTTGAGAGCACTGATGGACTTGTATTCGTTCCTAATACAGCTACTTTCCAAGCTAAGTTTAATGGTTTAAGATATGTCACATCCAACTTTACAATATTAGAAGGTAACGAGAATCAAACTCTTATCTGCGATCCTCCTACAGGTAATATAACTATCAGTTTACCGACACAAGCTTTACCCGGGGTTTTATTTACTATTATTAACAGAACCACACACGATGTTACATTCGACCCTCCAGCGGGTTCAACGGTTTCAGGATCTGGTTCTTTAGTTCTTTCAAGTTACAGTTCTGTTGTTTTAACTTGTTTAGAAATGAGTACAAATGGAACAGCTCAGACTTATAATATTGTGAGTTCGGATACTACAAAGGGAGGTACTTTAACTTTAGTATGATCGACTCCCTATCCAGTCTTCTTAACACAATCCTTGTTGTCGGTCTCGGCGTGATTGGGTGGATTATCAAACGTGTTATTGAACGCCTTGATCTCGGAGAGAAAAGAATGACTCGGATAGAGGTGGAGTTAGCTGCACAACGAGAACGGGACATTGCTGTTGAAAGTAGGATCGGTAAAGTAGAACAAGCTATCAACGAGATGCACGGTAAGTTAGACCGTATGATGGAAATATTAGTGAGGAAATAGATATGCCAAAGGGATTATACGCAAACATTAACAGAAGAAAGAAACTCGGTATTAGCCGTAGTAAGAAGAAGTCTACCATTACACCTAAAGCTTACGCTAATATGAAGCGTGGGTTTAAGAAGAAGTGAGTGTATCGTTGTCCATAGGCAGAGGTGAGAAAAGCAAGAAAGGCGGACTCACTGCTAAAGGTAGACGGAAGTACAACAGAGCTACTGGTTCTAAACTGAAAGCCCCACAGCCCGGAGGTGGTCCACGTAAGCGTTCCTTCTGTGCTCGTATGTCTGGAGTAAAAGGACCGATGAAAGACAGTAAAGGTCGTCCTACTCGTAAGGCTTTAGCGTTGCGTAGGTGGAAGTGTTAACAGATGCCACTACGTCCTATAGTTCGACCTCATCCACTGTCTGCTCAATATCGGACACTAGGTAATGTTGCTAGTAAAGGAGTGGCAGAAGCAGTAGCTACAACAGCAGCAGCTAAAGAGATAACAGATTCCATTACATCTGACCCGGACATTATCGGATTGGTTGGAGGTAACGCTGCATTGAGTGATCCACAGATCGATGGTTTAGGAGCAACTGCTAGTGATAACTTAGATGTTTACAACGGAGGAGGAGCATAACAAATGGCTACATTTAGTAAAAGAATACAACTTAGAAAC